TGAGCGACGTAAAAGCCACCCAAGCGTCCAATGCTATTCTTTAGAAATGTAGTTTCTTTTAAAGACCAATAGGCGCGTAATTCTTCTTCTTTAGTTCCAGCTGTGTAGCCGAGACCAAGTTTCTTGAAATATGCGCTTGTGGTATGAAAATTAAACCATTCAAGTGTTTCTCTTGTGACAGAGACCACATGATCATCTCCAAATACTAAGCATCGAACTCTTTCGGTGTAGGAATGGTGACTTCTAAGCTCAACTGGAGCGACAAGATAGTAGGAGAGGTAGATATGGGAGTAGATGACTAGACTGTTTATGATAGTGGTTAAAAAGAATCCAGACATGATACCCATATAGGTAGTGAAGGCAAATGAGCCAGCTTTGTGGAAAACGGTTAATCCGGATAGTCCGAGACAGATGATAGTCTCTCGGAGTTCGGGATCATCAGTTATCCAAGCGGCAATTTCCTCCATTATCATATTAGTAAGGGGGCGGAGAGGGAATGTTGCATCGAATGATACACCATCACCATCAAAGCAAAAGGCGGAGTTCTGCAGCATATACATTATCTTATCATGCCACTCGCGACTATAGGGGTTAATTCCTACAGCCACGGGCGAGGCATGTTTGTGTAAAGAAAAGAAGTGCGAAGCAAAGCGACCAAAGTATTTATTCATAAGAATTGTATGTTCAGCGGGGTAGACATTAAAGACGCGAGTCTCGGCAGCCAACACACGCTTGTGTTTTCGACGTTCATCTTTCAATGAGTCAATAACAACTTGGGGTACAATCTTGTGATCATTTACTTGGGTCTCAAGAAGATCGACTTTTGCTCTCATGGTAGGTGATTCTATTCGGTAGAAACCATCAGTATGCATCTTTATGTGGGCACGTTTACCGTCAGGTGACGTTGGGTAACCATTTCCACAAGATGTTGATAGTTCGATACCTGAGCAATAGGGGATAGTGATATCTCCGTTGAGTGATTGTTTTTCGGTAAGAATACCGCGACGTATGCCAGTTTGAAGTGACAATACATCACGGACAGCGACACGAGCGACTTCAATGAGTTTAGGTGAGAGAACGGCGGCTTGTGGAATAGCATATTTTTGTATGCCTTTCCAAAGCGGGGATAGGCCGGTGGTATTTCTCTTATCTTTCATCGAAAGCACGCATGGAGCTGTTGTTGGAGGATAAATGAGGTTGTGAAGTGGTGAGGGGCGGATAGATGTTTTGTCGTTGTTGAACGAAATCTCTTCGCGACTCATGGTGCCTAAGTCTGTGATTTTGTCAATATTAAAATCCCAATTGTGAGTTTCACTTTGAAGAACG